GTGCATATCAATATGCCGCTCACCAATATCTCTGTGGCGTATGCCGCAGAGTTTCCGTCCATTGCCGACGCGGTGTTCCCCGTTGTCGAGGTAATGAAGCGGTCCGATAAGTACTACATCTATGACCTGGCAGATTGGAACCGTGTCTCTATCGAGCCACGTGCTCCTAGTACCGAATCTGCGGGCGTCGACTGGCGACTGTCCAACGATCAGTACTACTGCAATTCTTATGCCTTGCATAAGGATATTGCATACGAAGAGCGTGAAAATGCGGATTCGGTGCTAGATCTTGACAGCGACGCTGTCAATTTTCTAGTGCGCAAGATGCGCCTAGTCCGCGATAAGCTATGGGCACGCGATTTCTTCACGACTGGTGTGTGGACCGGTTCCACTACCGGATCGGATATCGCGGTAGCCAATGAATGGAACGCGACCAACTCGACCCCCATCGCCGAGATTCGGGCCGAGATTCGTTCGGTGCATACTCGCACCGGGCATAAGCCTAACACCCTGGTTCTAGGTGCACCAGTGTGGGACGCGCTTCAGGACAATGCAGACTTCCTATCGCGGATCAAGAATACCTCCGATCAGATCGTCACAAAGGATTTGCTCGCGCGAGTCCTAGAAATCGACAAGGTCATCGTGGGTGAAGTGATGGAGGCTACCTCTGTGGAGGGTGCCGCGACTACAACTACTGCCCAGATGTTCGGTGATGGTGCGCTACTTCTGTACGTCCCTCCGCGTCCGGGTCGGCAGGTAGCTTCTGCTGGTTACCAGTTCCGTTGGAAGGTCAACGGAATTCCAAACCAGACCGTGAAGAAGATGAATATCCCGCTACTCAACTCTGACCGCTTGGAAATTCAGACTTCGCTGGATTTCAAGCAGGTTTCTCCGCGACTGGGCGTGTTTTTCACCTCCATTCTGTCCTAATTTGAACCCTCGGCACTGTGGTGGACTGGTCCTCCCCACCACGGTGCCGGGGGTTCTTTGTTTTGTAGGGGGACCCGATGGCGAATACGCTACCTAAGCGTGCAAGTACAGCTAATGGTTCTTTCCAAACGATTTACAAATCAGGAAAGAATCAGAAGATGAAAATTAACGGGAAAATGGTAGCATTTCCAGTAGGAAAGACTATTCCTGTAGGCGCCGTACCAGATACGTTAATGCCCAGGTTGCTAGAGCTCGGATGGGTAGTCAAAGAATTGGTTTTTGCCTTGGAGGCTCAAGATGGAGCGAATCCTAACCCAGCTTGAGTACATGAACAAGCAACTAGACAAGTTGACCCAGACAACTGAACATATGGATTCGCGTCTAGATTCTATGGAGACGGCTAGTGCCGTCCTAGCATCGAAGTTTTCTGGATTGGATGCTCATTTTGCTCGTATCAAGGAGCTAGATACGCTAGCTTCGCAAGCTGTTGGCAAGGCTGAAGCAGCACAATCTAAAGCGGAAGCAGCACAAGCTAAGGCTGATGCCGCGCACGGCATTGCCTGGAAGGCTTCACTGGCCGTTGCAGCATTGATCTCTACTAGTGGAGCTGCGGCCCACAGTCTGTATACCACCCTATTTGGAAATTAGCATGTCGTGGTCATACGATGCGACATTGCTTGATCCAGATACTGCATTGGGGCGTACCTACATTGTCCGCCTAACAATCGGGGATACAGATACAAACGACCAGCTTCTAGCAGACGAGGAAATTGATTTTTACCTATCCGCTTCTGGGGATTCGGTACGTTATGCAGCGCTTAGGGCTGTAAAGGCTCTAATTGCTAAGTTCTCGCGAGAATCCGATATCTGGATTGGACATACACGCGTCCAACGATCGCAACGTGCGCGCGGATTTCGTGAGCTGCTGGCTGAATTGGAGGCAACTACCTCCATGGATATGGTAATTGGAATGGCGGTTGGTGGGCAGAGCGTAGCTGAAAAGCAGGAATTGGATAGCGATACTTCTGCGGTACAGCCCGGATTCCGGGTGGGGATGGACGATATTGGATCCACAACTTAGACGGACGCTTACAGAAACTGCTTACTACTCCGCGCAGTCTACTCCATCCGATGATGGAGACCCAGTATTCGCTACTCCGATGCCATTCGTTTGTAGAACCGAGATAGATCGATACTTTCATGGTCCGATGTTCATGCCACGCCATGGCGAAGCAGAAGAATCGAACATCTTGATTTTTACAGAAGTAAATGTTCCAGCAGATGCAATGATTTGGCTGCCGGGCCTAGACTACAACGATTCTACTAAAGGACGTCGCCCTAAGCGGCGTGAGGTAGCCCGTGGTCCCGAAGGCTACATTAGCCACTACGAAATTTATCTGTAGGAGGTACCATGGCGGCGCTTAAATCTGGTGTCACACTGAAGGGTGGTGCAGGATTGACTGCGGCACTAGCCAGATTAAATGATCGTTTGAAGGGTCAGGCTCCAGCCGTTGTCAGCGGATTGGCACGGTACATTATTGACGACGCTAAGAGCCTAACTCCAGTTGATACGGGCGCCCTACGTGAATCCGGTTACGTGGACGCAGTAAAGGTGGCTGGCAGCAGGACAACAGTGGAAATGGGTTTCGGTGGGGATGATGTAACTAGTAAATACGCACTGATTCAGCATGAAAATGACGAGTACGAGCACGCTATTGGACAGGCACATTACTTTCTTGATGCTATTGATTTGTGGGTACCCAGTGGAGCCAAGTCTATGGCTGCGCTTCTACGTGTGGCGCTTAGAGGTGGATAATGGCGTTTCTAACCCGACCAGAGACTGTAGTAGCCGAACTGCTGGATCAGAACACTCCATTGATTCTAAGCACCAATCTATTCTCTGGTCCGCCCCGGCCGTGGTCTACAAGTAGCGTACCACGTAATGCTGTATTCGCGTATTCGATGATGTCCTTTCGGCCTTCCCCATACATCGGATCGCAGAAACTTTCGCACCGCGATGTTAGAATCAATATTTTTATTCGCCAGCAGCAGGACCAATTTCGCGTTGGTAGCGATTTGACGCGTACCATCTGGAGTACACTCCAGATGGCAGATGTATCAGCATATACTGGATACATTACGTGTCTCATGGCAGAATCGGATGCCCAGTACATTGGACTATCGGACGTGGACGATCATCGTTGGATGATGACAGCTCGCGTCCTCTACAAAGGATAAATAGGAGCAAAAAATGTCGGTTGCAGCTCACGTCTCTTCAGTGGAAGTGGCATCCACCTTTGGTGGTACCTACAACGAAATTGACGGTATCAAGGATTACTCGTTCGATGCATCGAACGATGAGCTTGATACTACCGATTTTAAGGATACGAGTGCCGCGTATACCAAGATCCTTGGTCTAGCTGGTACTACCATTTCTCTATCTGGCGATCTAGAAGCCGGAGATACAAACGGTCAGGTAGTCCTGAAGACTGCCTACCTAAATAAGACTTCAGTCGGCCTAGGCATTCTGTTCGATGGAACGGATGGTCTAAAGGTCGAGTGCTTTGTTACTAAGTACTCGGTCAGTGCTGGAGTCGCCGATCTAGTTCAGGTCAGTTTCGACCTAACTTCCACAGGTGCTGTGGCTGCTCACAGCTAGTGAGGCTACATGTCTAACGCAGGCTTTAATTCATCGATCTACATTGGCGGGACCGCCACGGCCGCCACGGGTGAAGCGTGCACTTCACTAGGTGGGGACGCCTGGCAGATCACTAGCGCTGCTAAGAGGGTCTGGGATCCAGACACTGTCCCGTCGTTTACAGATAATGGGACCCCCATCGATCCTGCCGACATCGATTCGATCGACTACCTATTCGGGATTGTCCAATTCAATACCTCCCCTGTGGGCCCGATTGTGGTAGACATGGAGTATATTCCGCTGCTAGAAATTGCATCGGGATATAACTTTACTGTCGACATGAACGTCGATGTGTTGGATGCCACGGTATTTGGAGACGCCGCGTATAGGCGCATTCCAGGACTAAAGATGGCTTCCGGCTCATTTGAGATCTGGGATGTTACATCTACTGATCTAGATCCTGGTGCTGGCTCACGTGTGCTAGACGCAGTATTTCAGGGTAGGACACTAGTTCTATTCTCCGTCACTGCAACTTCGGCCTGGATTTTCAGGTGCTGGGGTTATGTGAGTAAGCTAACCACTGGAGCTGGAGTAGCAGATCTAGTCGGATCGACAATCGACTTTGTGTCCACTTCACGTAGCGACGGGAATGGACAAAATACGAACTTTAGCGTAAGCTAAATGGACGCCCGGCTTCCCCTGTGGACGCCGGGCTTTTTAGTTAGGAGGATCAAATGAGTCTACGAGATACCATCCGAGCAGCAACTTTGGGTCGGGCGCCAGTCCTTAAGCGGACCGAATTCCGCATTGACGAAAATACTCTGGTTTTCGTCCAGGCTCCGTCCGTAAAAAAGCGTAACGCACTACTCAAGTCTGCGGGTCTACGTGCTGGGTCCGATGCAGAGTCTACCGTCAAGGGCATCGATCTACCGGAGCTAATGCTACAGGCAGTTATCGCACTAACGGTAGATGATCGTGGGGAGCAGGTCTTTACGCTGGCTGATAAGGATGCCCTATCCGAGTACCCTGCGGGCGGATGGCTAGATGAGCTAGCTGCGGTAGCTATGCAGTCCCTCAATGTTAAGGCCGGAGAGGATCCGGAAAAAAACTAAGGGATGACGTCCAGCTTCAGTTTGTATATCAACTGGCTGAACGTCTACATTGCTGGGCCAGCGATATTGAGGAGCACATGTCAGTCGAAGAATTCGATTACTGGCGTGTGCACTTCAAACTAGAAGTCGAACGACAAGAGAGCGCAAAGAAATCCTCTGGCACCACTACTACGCCCCGGGGCAGGACGCCCGTAAAGGGCACGGTAGGCAAGAAAAAGAAGGTAAAAGATGGCGATCACTCTTGATTCGATTACGGCTTACTTGGCCATCGATATTACCGGATTCGAAAAAGGGCTGATTCTTGCGCATAGATCTATGCGCAATTTCCAGGACATCGTTGAAGACATTAGTTCTTCTGTACTCGAAATGTCGACAGATACGTTGTCGGCAGGCTTCGAAATGGTAGATACTATCCAGCAGATGACCATCCAACTTAATGGCATGGCGGACTCGGCGGATCAGGCTAGCGAAATGCTAGCAAAAATTAAGCAATTCGCCATTGCAACTCCATTTGGATTTGAGAGTGCCGCGGCTGGGGTAAAGCGCCTTAACACATATGGTATCGCACTTGAAGATACTATGCCGCTCATGGAAATCTTTGGCGACCAGATCGCCAAAATGGGTGGGGGTGCTGACGCACTTAATCGCATCGTCGTAGCTTTTTCGCAGATTCGTTCTGCGGGAAAGTTGATGACGCAAGACATGAACCAAATTAGTAACGTAGCGGGTAACATGTGGCAGGTAGTTGCTGACTCAATGGGAGTCAGTATTCAGGAACTACGTGAAAAGATCCGTAAGGGATTTGTAGCAAGTGGTCCAGCACTAAATGCAATGCTGACCTCCATGATCGAGGATTCCAATGGCAGCATGAAAAAGCTGTCTGGTACTCTATCTGGGGCATTTGCTGCCGCCAAAGAGCAAGCCTTGTATGCACTAGGGGAGGGACTTCTACCCTGGGCTACAGAACTGGCTAACCTGATCCCACTTTCGATTGAAGTGGGTTCGGTTCTAAGTTCTGTATTTCCTCCTGTGGTCGACGTCCTAGTTATTGCTACGCGTTACCTGCAAGGGTTCTTGCTAGCTTTCTCTCTACTACCTGATTCAGTCCAACTTGCAACATTTGGTTTTTTGGCCGCTACTGCCGCAGCATCACTTCTCATTACTTCGCTAGTTGGACTAGTGTTCATTGCCTCTGCGACCGCTTCTGCCTTTACCGCTGTGGGCAGTGTTCTAGCGGCGATTGGAGCACCAGCTATTCTTGCCATTACTGCTGCTCTAGTTGGGCTAGTAGTGATGATTGCTGGAGCTATTGCACAGGCCGGATTGTTGGTCGTCATATGGACGACCGATATGTATAAAATCCGTACGAAGACCTTGTACGTGATCGATGAGATTAGGAAGGGATTCAACGCGCTAACCAAGTGGCTAGACACGTTGTTTGGATCGATGTATCTTTCAGCTGCTGATGCATTCATGGGATTGCTCGAGCTAGTAACATACGTGTTTGGTGTTCTAGACAGTACAGGTCTGGCACCTGCGTGGGTTGGGAATCTCATTGATGGGCTGGACATTGCACACGATAAGATTTTCGAATTGCGCGACATCGTTGAGGGTGGAGCTGGAAAGATCAGCGTACTAGCTGGACGACTTACAAATGATTTGACCGATGGTCTGAATACCTTGCTTACAATGTCGACCGATGCAATGACAAAGTTTATTGATGGTCCTCTTACAGAAACGTACCAATCCCTAATTCCAGCAGATGCACGGGCCGCATTCGATAAGTGGCTTGCTGGAACAACGGGTCTGTCAGAAGATACCAAGGGAATGCTACTTGATTGGTTGAAGAAGTTCATTGCAAATTCGCCTGCCAGTGGTGGAGGTAAGGCAGTTGAAGATGTCTTCATTAAGGCACTAAAGAACTTTTTGTCCAGTGTGAAATACCAGTTGAAGACCATCGATACTACATCGATGGATGAGTCGATGGATGCTGCCAAGAAGTCTTTGGACGAACTATCTGATTCGTTGTCAACCTGGATTGACAAGCTAAAGACTTCAACCCAAAATATGATCGCTGGTGCAGATCCCGGCGACATTGTAATCGGAAAGGATGTGGGTGGAGACCTAAGTAATGCTCTGGGTGGGCAGCTACTAGACGGGTTGACTGGATCACTTGGATCCCTAGTCAAGATGTTTACTGCGATGCTATCTCTAGGGCAGATGCTAATTGGGGCTATCACTGGATTTATCCTGGCCACGGATACATTCAAGTATCTAATGGATACTGCCAGCGGAGTTGTGGATATGGCATCGAACGTGCTAGACACGTTCCTGTCGCCACTAAGACCGCTAATCCACGTAGTGGGAATGATTGCCACCAACCTAGTTCAATTGATTGCGTATATGAATCCCTTCCTGTGGGGATTTAAGCTAGTGACATCCATTGCAGGTCAGATTGCGGGAGTCCTGGTTCCACTAACCATTGCTCTACAAGAGCTGGTAATGGTGATTTCTATTGCTGCTAACGCTGGTATCGGCGCAGCGCTTCAAGCTCTGGAACCTGCGTTCAAGTTGCTATTCGACTTGTTCAAGGGACTAGGTTTGGCTGTAATGACCTTTTCATTGGTTATTGGGGCCGTATGGAATGCATTCGTGGTAGTCGCAAGGGCTCTAATTGACATTGTGCAAGCGATCCCAGGATTTAAGAAGGCCGGAAAGGATCTCGAAGACATGCTAGTCGAATCGTCATTCGATTTGAATAGCATTACCAATTCGATGGCCGACCTGTGGAACCTAACGTGGGATGATGCACTAGCCATTGCAAACCATGTTGACTCTGTGAACTCGGCTACCAATGCCATGGATAAGATGACCGAGGAGCTACTCAATGTGCCAGATGGCTACAAGGTAGCGCTTGCGCGTTTTAACTCCGCTGACGGGCAAGCTCGTCAAGTAGGCGGCGGTTGGGGTGGAGCTGGAGGGTCTAGCACCGGATCTACTGGGGGCAGCGATGGTGGAAGCTCCGGAGGTGCGGGGCACAATTACGGAAACTCTGGGAACGCTAGTGGGGCGCATGGAAGCAAGGG